TCTCGGGCATCGGGGCGTTTTCATCGAGCACGCCGCCATCATCAACGGTGTCGCCGTAGACGTTCCAGTTGAAAGTCTCGCCACGGTTCTTGCCCAGCGCCGCTTCTACATCACAGAACTGGCGGAACCGGGCCAAGGGTTGCAGTGCTGTGCGAAATTCATCGCTCAGCGTGGGGTTGGCCATATAGCCGCTCCCAGTATCACTCCAGGCATTGCCTGCCATAGTCATTCACCTTTGGGTTTGGGTTGAGAAATAATCATCAGATGACGGCCCTTTGCTTCCGCATGCGCTCGATTTGAGCAGCGGGAGATAGGTCTGGCTCTGGCTTGGCCTGTTGCGTTGGCTGTTTGGACATACCCCGGGGCATTGGCTTGAGATTGCGCTTGCGCTGCTCTCGTGCGTCTACGGGGGTGTCTTCGGCCTGACCTTGCTTTTCTAACCAGTCCTGGGCTTCGCCGGCAGCCTTCTCGATAATCTGCCGGGGCGTCATGTCAGCGAATTCCGGGTCGCCCTGGCGGTGGGCATCAACCATTCGTGCAGTGCGAGCATCGACAAACTCCCGCAGGTTCTCGTCTTCGAGCACTTTTGGGTGATTATCGCGCAACCAGTTGATACCCTCACGGGTGGACTTATCCCACTCAAGAGTTGCCTTCTGGGCTTCCCTCTGCTCGACCGCATAGGTAGCGCGACGCTCAGCTTCAGATAGGATCTCGTCTGTATTCACCTGGGCAGAGTTCTGCCGGATAAAGTCAGCGAGCGCTTCCGCTGCTGCATCGTCGTCGCCATCCCAAACTTTCGAGAGAACGGACTTCGCTTGCTGTCGAATTTCCTCATCGCCCTGCTCGGGTGGATGACTCGACTTTTGTTGGAGCTGTTGCTCCAGAGTGCGGAGGTGCTGTTCGCGATCCCTCATCTGTCGTTCCCGATCACTGGCCTGCTGTAGCTTGCGATCCCCTGCTAGATCTTTCTGGAGGTACGCTTTCACTTGATCGGCTGGAACTTCACGCTCTTCCCCTTGGACTTTCAGGGTTGTGTAAAGTTTGCCGTCAGGCTTCCGGTAGTACCCCATCTCTTTCAGGTTACCATCTTGCGCAGCAGCCTCGTCGGGTGCTTCTTCTGGCTCTTTCGGTTCATCTTTCGGTTCGTCTGCTGGCTCTTCATCGGGATAGCCCTGGGACTCACGGAACTGCCGGGAGATTTCAGCCAAGGCGTTTTCGCGCTCGGTGCGCTCAACTACAGTGGTTTCTTCGCCGGCAGTGGTTTCTTCAGCCGGCACGTCTTCGATCTTCGGATCGTTGATAGCGCCATCGTTTTTCATCAGTCTTCATCTCTCAGTTGCTTTAGTGATTGATATGCTGCTTCACCAGAGTTTACCGCACTTTGCATGTAATCGAGAAATTGATTGGCGACAGCAGCTTTGAACCTGGACTGTCGGATCACGTTGCGGCCTTCGTCAGTGTCTGGATCGGCTTCTGGCCTGGCCAGGGATTCAAGCGCTTCTGATCTATCCTGAATCGCCATGCCGCGCATGAATCGGCCGAGCTCACTATCAAGGAAATTGATTGCCTGCTCACCTAGATCTGCCTCAGCGAATAGGGAACGCTCCTCCTCATTCAGGAATTTTGGTGTTAGTTCTGCCTCATCTAACGCGATTCTGTTTTGATCCATTGGGGCCTCCTGTTACTAGCATACCACAATCTTAGCCGTAGCTATCCCATCCGTCTTTCCTGTTGCGCTCCCGTGCGGCCCGTTCGTTCTGTTTATCGACTAGCTCTGCCGCTTTCGTGTCCCGTGTTGTCTGTAGCTGGGCAGCCGTCTGTTGCGCCTCAAGTTCCAGTTTTTCGCTTTCTAGCCCGAGTTTCGTCTCTAATTCTTTCAGCGTGAGCCCTTGTTTGAGCGCAAGTTCCTGCCTGGATATCTCCTGATCGCTCTGGAGCTTGGCCGATTGGTGTTGCTGATCGAATTGCTGCTTTTGGCTGCGTAGCTGGATGTCGGCTTGATCCTTCTGCGCCTTCGCCTGTTTTTCGGCCTGCCATTTCTGCTGTTCGAACTCCATCTGAGTCTGCTTAAGCTTTAGCTCAGCCATTTTTACTTGCGTCTGCGGATCTGTCTGCTCGCCTTGCTGCTCGGCCCGCTCCTTCTTCTTCTCTTCGTCCATAATGAATCTATCGCCGTCACCCTGGCCGGACAATGCGAACAGCTCCTTGCCAATCTCTATGGTATCAAGCTCTGCGAGCATCTCGGGGAATTGGGCGGCGGCCTGCAATGGCTGCAGGAATCTCTGCATTTTCTGCTCGGGATTAGTATTCCCCATGCCAACATTGATTTTAACGACCAGATCCTGCATCAGTAACTCGTCGCTGATCTCACCCTCAATCTCTGCCTTTCCCGCACCCAGAGACAGGATAGTCTCATCTGTCTCATAGAGCCCTTCCAGCTTAACCATGGTCCTGAGTACTGGCTCGCACCATGATTCTATGAATGCTCTCAGTCCCAATTCCTGCACCTGGTTGGCGCTGGAGTTCATCAGATCCATGCCCCCGACGGTCTCGTTCAGCGTCCTATTGCTCTGCACTGAGCCTTGGCTAAATGTGCCGAGTAGCTCATCGGCCTCAACGCTTAGCCTGTCCTGCTCTACGTAGCTTGATTGAGTAACGTCCGGGGTTGGCATGATAGCGTAGTCGCGGTTCACGTCGTCCATCAGGACACCACCACCTGGGACGTTTCTCTGCAGGGCCCCCAGATCTATGTTCGATCCTCGGCGGATAGCATAGCGCTTGTTCAGCACTAGCTTCACGTTATCCAGGCGCTGGTTTGTTACGTCGTTGATCATCTCAGTCAACGGTCTATTCAGCTCAACTACACCCGCGGGATGTGAGCGGTGCGCCTCGATGCTTGAAAACCCTACACAGTACCGCTCGCGCCCGATGGGGTCGACTTCATCCAGGGGTTTTGGATCCGTCAGCAGCAGCCCCGTACCAACGGTATAGAACGCATAGTCCTCACCCGAGGAATCTCGGATGATGTTGAAATGCACCCACACGATTGAGTATTCGTTGGCTTGGTTTACGTCCTTAGAGTCTTCTCTGTTATGGCCTTCACGCGCATCCCTGACTGTCTCGCCGCCTTCGTTTTCTGAGCCGTGGGCTACCAGTTGCCCTAGAGTGAGCTCATTCCAGTCGCCGTTTTCCATCATCGCTAACACATCGCCGGCGTACATCGGGATGGTCTCGATGAGATAGGGACTGGACTTGACGGGTTGACGCCAATCGCACGCCGGATCAAAACGGAAGTTGTCGGGCGCTATCAGATCAATGGCTGGTTCATCTACAATAACGTCTTCAGTCTCGACCTCCTCGCCGAGCATTACCCCGTCTTTGTCGAAGATGGGCTCTCCAGTAACCTCATCGACGGCGGGCTGGACCTCGGTTGTCGTCTTCGTGCGTCGATCCCAATACTGGCGGGATATACACATGCCATAGACGTGAGTGTCCTGATACGCGCCAATGACAGTAAGGAACCACGGGATCGTCACTTCGAGACGATGTTGAAGCATGGCTTGATGCAGCTTGCCAGCCTCGGCTTGCGTTTCATCGTCCGGATTTAACCCCCTGACGGACAGCAGGTTGTCGTTAGAAAAGAGAGCCGTTGCCGCTGTGGCTTCGAGCGTGCGAACGGCTGATCGTGGCTTAGGGCGAAAGACGTGTGAGCGTTTGCGGTAAGCGTCCTTGGTATATTTGGAACCCTGCGCGTGCTCAGAGCGGAAATGTGAGATATTGTCGCGCCAGTTCTGGAACAGACTGGACTCATAATAATCCGTGGATTCTTGATAGAGCGATCGAGAACGGGCGAGCCATACGCCATCATCGGAGCCCTTAGTATCGGGAACGTCGTCCCGGCGGCCATCCATCTCGTCGATTGCGTATGCGTCGTCTTCTGTCATTTTATAGTCCCGTTGCCGCATGAATGGCTTCACCGCGAGCGTCGCGCTGTAGTAGTTCTTCACCGCCCTTGGCGCCCTGATCCCTGGACAGCTTGAACATTTCCAATAGCTGGCCGCCAGCCTTTACCGCTCCGCTACGCATCTGATCATTGGTCTTGTTGTGGATATGCAGTGTGTAGCCATAGAGACTTGATATGCTCGGACACTGGATCTGCGCAACGCCACCGGCCACGCTCGTATGGACATGCCATACCCTGCCTGGGTAGTGCTGTTGCAGGATCGCCCCGATCTCGCGGCACACGCGGTCGGACGCCACTGCCGTCTGCGCCTCGTCGGGCGTGTCATACGTCAATATCTTCTTGTCCATTAGCGTTTCCTACCACGCGAGCGATCATATGAGCGGGTGATGTCCTGCATTTCAGCTAACGTAGCCATGTGTCGTCTCCTGGATATGTCAATTACAGCATTGTATGCGCATTTTCAATGCCGTGCCAATTACTCAAAGTCGGGCTCGAAACTCTCTTTTTCACCACCCCTGGGCGGCTCGTAAGCTACAGCCATTAGGCCTGCAGCGTCACTCCCGTGGCTACTAAAATCATGTTCAGGGCCCAGCCCGATGCCTCTTCGCTCGTCTATCTTTTCGTGATACCAGCCGAGGGCATCTCGCCCGCCCTTGGTTGTTGACTCGTTAAACCATATCATGGGGAATAGTCGGCGTAATGCTTCGATGCGTGCTGATGCTGCGCCCTTGCCCTGGTTGGGGACTACCGTTGTTTTATATCCCACGCCACGAAACGCGCTTTCATAGCTGACATCATGCACTCTATCGTGTGTTGCCCCATCGTGCGGCAGCCAGACTGATGCTGCTTTCTCGTCATATCCCTTTGCGCGTAGCCACGCCAAGTGCGTTCCTACCGGCTGTCCTACCGCTTCGTAGTAGTCCAGAACTCTGATCTCTCTCGACACAAACTGAGCTATCCACATAGCAAAAGCGTCGGACTTCGCGCCAGTGCCGCCGATATCGATGAAAATTCTATATGGCAGGTACGGATCAGGCATGACCTTACCGATGCGCCCGTCTAGCCTGGCCTGCGTGAGCAGATCAGCGTAATACGCCCCTTCCACCACACGGACGAAGTCGCCTTCCCAGATGTGGTCGTACTGGTCCGGGCGCTTCTTTTTATCCTCGAGCCGCTCTTGTTCGAGCACTTTGGGAAACCACGGGTTGTCGCGCCAGTTTACCTCTGCCGCCACCGAGTCCTCTGGCGGATCTTCCCTAAATCTCTTGTGTGTGGCTGATGTCTCGCGCTCCGGATTGTAGGAGATCCAGATCTCGGACCCTTCCTCGCGCACCGTGGGGATCAGCTTGAGCCAGGCCTTATCGCTCACCGCCTCGGCTTCATCCACCCAGGCCAGCAGGATGCGGCTCTTCGACTTGATGCTGTCCAGGTTGTGGCGCAGCCCGGCGAACACATAGCTGACGCGATGGTCGCGGGTGCGAATGAACTTCTCTCCGATCTCGAAGTGCGGCAGCAGCCACGGCGTCGAGCGGATCGACTGCTTGATCTCCTCCATCGAGGATTCATCGAGACTGTTCAGGTGCTCGCGTCCGCACAGGACGACACCTGACGTGCCTTGCTGGGCAAACTGATAGGCCTTGACGGCGGTCATCAGCGCGAAGCCGCGGGTCTTGCCGCTACCCCTGCCACCGTAGGCGATGCGGTAACGGGCCTCACCCGAGAACAGCCTGACCAGTTTGGGCGGTAGTTCGACTTTCGCCGTGGTCATTCGTCCATCTCAGGCGCGACAAGCTCGACGCGAGTCACTGTCTCGATCGGTCCGCCGTTAAGCCCGGTGAGCTCTTGTCGCTCTCGCCATGCCTGGACATTGACATGTTTGCCGATCAGATCGAGATTCTTTAGTTTGTCCGGCCATTTGATCTTCTTGAGGATGTTCTCGATCTCGGTCTCGTCATTCACGCGAGTAATCGAGGTCAGCACATCCATGCCGCCGATGTACTGGCGCCAGATGGGCGGCCAGTCCCGTACCGCCCTCAGTGATCCGTCATCATGGAGAATATCGAGAACGTCCATGCGGTCGATCTCGGCCAGGCGATGCAGCACATAGTCGGAGTCGATCTTGGTCCGCTCGGAGCGCGCCTTATTGGCTTCCTCAATAGCCTTCTGGACTTCAACCTTCTTCAACAGTCGCTGACCCTGGCTGTAGGCCGTCTTCACGCTGTACTCGGCGCGAATCGCTGCCTGGGTCGCGTTCAGATCCTTCAGGTACTCCTCAACGAAACGAGCCTGCTTTCCTTTCAGTGTTGCCATATCGTCCACCGTCCTGGGATAGGCGGCCTCTCGTTTACTCCGGACGCTTGCCCGGGCGATCACGCTTCACGAACGTGCGGCCAGTGAATTCATATACGGGGTAGAAGCCCGGCTTGGGATCGACCCGCCGGACCTGGGCAGCTATGTCGGTCTGCCGATACTTGGGCTTGTTGGCCATTTGTAGAAGTCCTGTAATATATAGTCCGGGAAATTTGAGTCTATCACGCATCCTTTCTTGCTGCTGTATAGGGCTTGTCTCAGTTTTATGCGCTCATCGGCTCAAAATTTATGATGTGGCGCATAACCTCTACATAAAAGGGCCTAGCGCTTCTCAGTGCGCTACTCTGTCCCACACAAGGCGCCGAGCATTGCCGCCTGCTCGTCTGAATAAGCCCACAGCTCGTTGATATACGTCTCGATGACCCGGTATTGCGTGTCGCCTACGCTGTCCCATAACAAACCTCGCGAAACGTCTGGTAATACAGGGCTCAGGGGGTGGGGTGCATTCTGGCTTTACCAGTACGTACTCGAGCGTCGTGCAGCCGCTAAGCAGTAGCAACAGCGCCCCCGCTATCAGATTTGGCATGCTGTGCCTCCTGTATGCGCCGCTCGGCGATGTCAAAATAGCCGGGGTCCAACTCAATGCCGATAAAGCCCCGGCCAGTGTTTACGCAGGCCACTCCGGTCGTACCGCTGCCCATTGTGAAGTCCAGGACAGTGTCGCCTTCATTGGTGTAGGTGCGGATCAGGTACTCCATTAGAGCGACTGGCTTTTGAGTTGGGTGCGTCTTGCCCCTCTGGTCTGCTGTAGAAAGGCGATATATTGTCGTTGGGTAGCGCTCGCTTGAGTCGTAATGAGTATCTCTCGACTCTTTCCCATAAACCTGTTCACCTGAACCTTCTTTTTGGTATCGGGTGCGAGCTACCTTCCTGACGTGGCCAGTTGTTTTCTGAGGCATGTATGCGTGCGGCTTCTTGGAAAAAACAACAATATCCTCATGAACCCGCATTGGCTGTTTTTTAGCGTTTAGATGACCTCTAGCTAAAACCTTGTCCCAAACCCAGCAATACTTGAACATCTCCGGATTACTCATAACCAACGCCGAAGTAAACGGCTGGCTAGCAGTCATCACAATCGCCCCATTAGGCTTAATGACGCGCTTCAACTGCTCCCACATCCATACTAAATCTATCACTGAATCCCACTTGCAGGCCGTCGTGCCGTAGGGCGGATCGGCCAGAACCATATCAACGCTGCCGTCTGGGATCTCTTTCATGCGCTCAAGGCAGTCGCCCAGAATCAGGTCAATCATGGACATGCCTTATCGTCGGAAAGAGCTAGTAGGGCGCTTGTCAGCAGGGCGGTTCTCAGCTTCACGTTGTACCCCTTGTGATTTCTCGCGGGCCTGGGCCCTGGCGGTATCGA